CACGGGCTTGTTTGGTGAATCCCAGCTGGTCAATTGTTGCCAACTTGGTTTCTGTTGTCATTCCCTCGAATGCATTTGTCACCTCATCAGAGATGTCAGCAAAGTTTTTCAGATTGCCTTCGGTGTCAAAGACCTGAATTCCGAGTGCTTCGAATTCTTCTTTGTTTTGTTGAGCCTTTTCAGTCAACCCAAAAATTGTGTTGGTGAGCAATGTTCCAGCTCGCTCGCCCTTGATACCTTGGTCAGCGAATACGGCGAGGGCGGCGGCACCTTCTTCGACGTCTTTCCCGACGGTCTTCAAGGCGGTTCCAGCCTTGGAGGTGAATGCTGTCGCTAGTTGCTCCACTGAGGTGTTGGCCAAAGTGTTGGCTTTCACGAATACGTCGGTGACTCGGGTTAGATTTTCTAAGTTCTCAGCGGCATCGTCGGAGGTTAGTCCAAGAGCAGACTGAGCATCGGTCGCCAAGTCGGTTGCCGTTGCCATGTCAAACATTCCAGCCTGAGCAAACTTGGCCACTTGAGGCATTGCGGCAATTTGTTGTTCAGCATCCAAACCGGCAGACGCTAGGAAGAAAAAGCTCTCAGCGGCTTCCTCAGCGGAAAACGTTGTGGTCTTTGCCACTTCTTTGGCGGCGTCCGCCATGTCGTTTCTCAGGGCGTCTGAGACGTCTCCCATGATGGCGATTGACTTGTTCAGTGCCGAATCAAAATCAGCGAATGACTTGACCGAGAATGCGGCCGCTCCACCGATTGCGGCTCCAGCGGCGGCACCTATTCGAGCGGCTTGCTTGCCGAAATCTTTCAGTGCTCCACTGGCTTTTTTCAGACCAGACTTGTCAACGTTGAACGCAATTGGATAGTTGATTGCCATTAGAACCGTTTCACTCTCTTGTTGAACTCATCGGCAAACTTGTCGATAATTCGGACGCTAATCTTTTGCATCTCTCGGCGACGCTTCAGGAATTCGCCATAGCCAAAACGTCCAGCTTTGTAGTTGGGGAATGATGAACGCTTGCTAAGATTTTGCACGAACTTCCGACCCACCCTTGGGTTCTTTGAATACTGAAGTTTCCTAGCTCCAGCCTTTTCAGCAATATCGAAACCAGCTAGTCGGTTTGCCGATTGCATTTTCAAACTCAGGATTGGAGTTCCGTTTGTGCCCTTGGCTTTTCTCGTCGGACGGAATGAGATGCTCCCCTTCGGTTTTCCCCATGAGGTTCTTCCGCTGTGAGTCATTCCAGACAATGGAGGCTCTGGAGTGATTGAGCTTGCAATCTCTTTGGCGATTGGTCGAAGCTCTCCACCAAGGTCTTTTCTGAGTTGACGGAGAATGCCCTTGTCGATTTTGTTCAGCTCACGGACGGCCGTGTCTAATCCCTGAATTTTGGTTCGGGGTTTCAGTGTGAACATGAGGCGACTCCAATCATTTCAATTCTACCCCGATAATGGAAAACCCTCCCCGTGGGGAGGGCTCACCGTTTACGCTGTGCACTTTCAGATTGACGAACTCGCCAAACTAAATAACGCTCCATTGTCCAAAGCATTCTCGGAGATTCTTTCATGAGTGTGGACGGAGGGATTCCATACTCGAAAGCCATGTGAGCTAGTTTCCAATGCTCAGATTCTTCCCCGAGAGGGGTCATTATTTTGGGTTTTTGACCTCGACGCCCTCGACTGTCTCTAGCCAATCTTCGAACGTGACTTTTGAGTCAATCGCTTTCGTCCTTTTCTCCACACAATAAGCCATGAAAAAGAAGTGAGTTAGTTTCGCTTCTTTGTCTAGGCGAGTGATGCTCATGTCGAACTTGGTTTCGAAAGCCACGAACTCGGAAGCCGTAGCCGTTAGCTGTTTTTCAGTTTTATCTAAGTAAGTAAGTTGGAGGTTTAGATTCATTTTTCTTTCCTTATGCGGTCGCTCTGGTTATCGGCCCGGATACTTCCCAGCTCACTGACAGCGTAGCCAGCTCGCCAACGGCGTTTGAAAATGGTGAATAGGTGGTGACAATCGCTGTTCCAGAATAAGCCGGATTCGTGGCACTCACGGCGTCACTGGTTGGCTTGATTTCGAAAGGGATAGCACTTCCAAGAAGTGGGGCGAATGTTGAGTCGATTCCAGCCGCTCCGAAATCCTGATGGAAATCTACCGAAAGGGTTGCATCCTGCAATCCCGAAATTCGGGTTCTAGCGGTGTTTCCGAAACTGGTAGTTTCTTGAGTCTCGGCGGTCTGCTCGAGTGTCACGGAAGCGATGCTCGAACTGAAATCCACGTCGTTTAGTGTCACCGAAAAATCGGTGGTTATGAACTTGGCCATTTTTGTTTCTCCTTATTATTCAGCATAAACGGTCACGGAAAAATCCATTCCTAGATAATTGAATCCGTCATTCAAGTCTATCGCACCAATGTTAGTCATTGAAACAACACGAACGTCGAAAGCGTTGCCCCCCAAAGTCTTGTCGCTCTCGATTGCTGTCTTGATTGAATCGGCGTGAACATTACTGGCGTAGTCGTTGAGCTTTTGTTGTGTTGAACGTGAGCTGAATCTTCCAACGATAATCGTCACGGTGAAATTGAAAAGCGTTAGTCCACGCTGAAACGCTTGGTCGTAATCTATTGAGTTCAAGACAACGACAGCCGCAGGGATTGACGGGTTCTCTGGAATCTCTGAGTAGCCTCGAAGTCCAGTAATCGTTTCAAGGTTTGCTTCAAGTCCGTTTCTCATTCCAGTGAGAGACATTAGGCCATCCTGATTTTCTTGAACGGCATGATTAGATTCTCAATGTCAGCGTCGATTCGGCTGACACGGATTGCTCCCAAGTCTCCAAACCCAGCGACACCCAACGGGCTGTTTCTTCTCTCGAATAATCTGGAGGCGAGAATCAAAGTTGCTTGTTGAATCTGAACTGGGATTGAACTCCAGCCAAAAGTTCCAGTGACCTGAACGGTTGCTTCCCCTCCATCGGTCACGAATAGATATTCATCGGTGACACGAATCTGAGTGGTGGGTGATGCTATGCCTCCGACGATTCCGTTGAGTGGTTCTAGCTGGTAGTCCTTGGGTTGCCAAGTAATGTCAAAAGTTCCGTCGGCATCGCTCGAGGTTTTCAAAGTTGTGAGGGAAACCAAGTCGTCAATCTCAGTCACGTAGGAATCACGTGGAGCAGCATAGACACGGGTTGCCGTTTCTTGAAAGAATTGTCGTTCGCATTACTGGTCTATTTGTCGAGATGCTGACTCAATGGCCAGTTCTAAAAAGTCGTCGTCGATTTCGTCGGTGATTGACAGCGAGCTTTTCAGTAAACTCAAAGTTATATAACCGTTTGTGATTGCCATAATTCCTCCAGCTCCAGTCTACTTCAGGTTTGCACTGAGGTAGGGCAACCACTTTTCTTCAAAGACCTTTTCTATCTCGAATTCATCAGCTCGCTGAATGCAAACGTCTGACTTCTTTCGTGACTCAGTTGCCTCGCCCATGGCTTTGATTATCTGCCCGATGTTTGGGATTGAGAAAAAGCTTCCCGAAACCTCATCCCAAAATGGTTGTCCGTCAACCTTCCAACAATCAGAAGCGACGATGTCTTTCGGAGCGGTGTAGTTCGATGCAATGACTTTGGTTCCGACTGCCATTGACTCGATTAGTGGAACCTGAAAACCCTCGCCGTAACTTGGGGCGAGTAGGCAGTCAATCCCCTCGTAGATGGAAGCCATTTCCTCATCCGTGAATCCGTACCTGAGACGTAGATTGTCGGGGAAGATTACAGACTCGGGAGGGACGCCCGAAATCTTTAGCAATCTATGGAGGTCGAATCCACCCAGTTGAGCGGTGTGCTCTGAGTGAATGTAAAGTTTGGATTTTGGATTTGTTTTCAAGTGCATAGCAAAAGCCAGAATCAGTTCCGAGAATGCTTTTCTGTGAACGTACTTGTTTGCTTTGTTGGCGGCGACTATTCCAAAAACGAATTCGTCGTCTTTCACGCCTAAATATTTCCGACCTTTTCCACCGTCGATTTTCTGGCCGGGTTTGAAAATGTTTCTGTCAACCGTGTGAGGAATGAACGGGGCTTTGATTCCAACCTCATCCATTTGTTGCTGGCCGTCCAAGCTCATTGCTATCGGTCGGACGTTTGGTTTCTGCAACCACTGAGCAACCATTGGAACAATCTTCAGGTGGTCGATGGGAGTGATTGAGTGAATCTCAAAGTTGTCTAAGTCTGGCTGACCGTGCATTACCCAAACGTCAAAGAGGGTCATTAGCATTGACGGAGCTTTTGACTTATCCGTGAAGTGTCGGAAGTTGTTGCCCAACATGTCCAACGAGTAACCCGTGTAACTTTTTGGGTATAGGTCAACGGTTCCGAATCCAGTTTCGAACTTTCCGATTCCATCTTCTTGACCGAAGTTGCAAGCAACCGAGGCACGAATTCCGTGCTTGGTCATTTGGGTCACTATCTGATTGACCTGACGTCCATAGCCTGTCGGGGTTGTTGGGGCGTTTGAGTAAATCATCACGTCCCCGTTGATTGAGGTTTTCATGTTTACATCTTACTTAAAAGCGAAACCCGGAGCCAACCTCCAAGCTCCGGGTTTCTAGTTTTTTCAGATACTAAGCGGCGACGCCTGCCCAGTATTTGATGGAATCTGCATTCGCAAGGTCACCGTCTGCTCTAGCGATTGCACGGAAGGTAGTGACGTCCTCTGAAAAGGCAAAATCAGCAGACTGAGCGATTTGGATGCCGCCTGCAAGTCTTACCTTGTAGTTACTCAGAGACCCGAAAATAATGCTTTTCGCAGAATTGCCCAAGTCGGCCATG